GACATATTCATAAAGCTATCTAATCAAGAGGCGTTAGAGATTTTCGAAGTACTAGAGACAAAAACTTCCCCCAACGAATAAAACAAAAAACCCCTAAAAACCCATGAACAAGATTACTCAAGACTTAAAAAGAAAAGGAGTTAAAGAAGAACTAACCTATGTAAATTCTAATGGTAAAATTTCAAAGCGTTTTACCTATAAAGGAATGATTATCAAATGGGATAATTTCATCCTAAATGGCAAGTTCTACTATTGGAGAGCCTCTTTCTATGCAAGTCTTGAGGCTTGTATCAGTGGGATTGACAGACACATTAACCATTTTAAAAAGTAAACTATGATTGAGGTAAAGGATTATAGATCCATGATTAGACATGGAGACATCAAAAAACTCATGCAACTAACAGGCTTGAGTAGGTATTTAATTGAAACAAGAATTGAGAAAGGAGATTGGGAAATGCACGAAATCCTAAAAACCTATTTTGAGAAAAGATTAGAAACACTTAAAAATCAGTTAAATGAATACACAGAAAGTTAAGAGAGTGCCAAGAGGAACATTATTAGCACATAAGAGACTTGAATTAGATAGTCAAGTATATAACCAAGTAATTGAAATTGTGGCAAATGAATTCGGACTGCCAGTTAGCAAGATGATATGTAAAAGAAGAAATTTTGAGCTTGTAATGGCTAGAAATATGGCTTTTTATATTTTACATACAACATATAGACAAAGAGCATCACAAATTGGACCATATTTTCACAGAGATAGAACTACAGTATTACACGCAGTAAATAACTTTAGTAGAGATTTAAGATACATACCTTTTTATATGGAAAGATATGAATCAATATTAAAAACTCTTGGAAGATTACCAGAAACAATATACGCCTTACAATAAACCATAAACCAACACAATATGTTATCAAATTTCCACCTAATGTCAGATAATGACAAAAAACTCTTAGTTGCAAAAATCTTGCACGAGATTAACTATTCACAAGCTTCGTTTGATCTAATCACTTCGTTGATTAAAGTTTGGGAACAATACCCAACCAGACAAGCTCAATTCTTTAACACACAAAACACATACAATGGAATTACAAAAAACTAACCCAAGCTACGAGTTAATCAATAAGGACTCGATGCTTCAATTATCTAATGAGCTTTCTAAACTTATCAAAGAAAAAGGATTAAGCTCAAACATTCAAGGCAAACAATTCGTTAATGTAGAAGGATGGCAATTTGCGGGTGCTTCTTTAGGATTGATGCCAATTATTACAGACACAAAAGACTTATCTAATGAGACTACTATTAAATACATGGCTACTTGTGAAGTCCGCAATATTAATACTGGCAATGTTGTTGCTACTGGTATTGCCTTATGTTCCAATGCCGAAAAAACTAAAAGGTACTTTGACGAGTATGCTATTTTATCTATGGCACAAACTAGAGCAATCGGTAAGGCGTATCGTAATCTCTTGGCTTGGTTAATGAAAGCTGCTGGATTCGAAGCTACACCTGCTGAGGAGATGGACTTTGCAGTCGAAGCTCCCAAAAAACCTGCTGAAACTGTTAATGAAATGATAGTTGAAATTATGGAAGAAGAGATAAATCGTGATGATTTAATGATGAAAGTTGCTAAGTGTACTAAGGTTAAGCAATTGACTGATTTATATTTTACTTATAAACAAGCATTTGATGGTGATCAAACTTTATTGTCAGTATTGAAAGCTAAAAAAGAAAACATAACTCAAAAATAAAAATCATGTTTCAAACTAGCGGCACATATACAACTTATCCAGCTTCAACATCTTTTGTTGAAATGCCTTTTACTAACATTTTAATTATAGAAATCCCATTTGAATTTACCACTGAATATATTTCTAAAATAAAACAAGAAGTGTCAAATCCTTATTTAATTTTTATTGTAAACCCTAATTTAAAGGAAGTAAAAACTACATTAATTACACAAAAATAAACAACATGAGTTTAGAATTATTACCTAAAGTAGAACTTAGTAGCATTGAGCCTACTAAATTCAATATTGAACTATTAAAGCAGACTATCGTTGCTCACTTCAGAGAATCAGGTGAATCACCTTTAGAGATGTTAGTTAAGTCTGAAGCTTTACAACAGCTTTTAGATGGTATTAGATCCGAATTAAAGGAAGATGTTATCGCTGAACTAGACAAGTACCCACAAGGTAAAGCTGATGTCTTAGGAGCTGAATTAGCTAGAATGGAATCAGGTGTTAAGTATGCCTATGATGGTGATTACACATGGCAAAAACTTAACCAAGAAGTTGAAGCAGTTAAGTATAAGCTAAAGGAAAGAGAAGCTTTGCTTAAAGCAATCAAAGAGCCATTGGTTGATCCTGAAACTGGTGAGATGATTTATCCTGCACCTAAGTATAGTACAACCACATTTAAAATCAGCTTAAAGAAATAACTATGCGTTTAGGCACATACACCGATACACTTGAACTAGAGAATGAGATGCTTAGAGATAAGGTCAAAAAACTTCAAGAGCAATTAGACTTATTCTTAGAAGCTGAAAGAAAGGTTAAAAGCCTTATGGATGATTCTTATAAGTTAGATCAAGGCATCGTAAACATGATGAACACATTTAGAAGAAATCAATCTTATTAAACTTATAGCCCCCTACATTTATTATTAACTTAGTGGTGTTAGTTATGTCGAATCATGGGGGCTTTTTTAAACTTAAACTATGAAAACATTTAGTACAATATTTACAGTAATATTATCTTTAAGTTCTATATATTTTATATGGAATAAGGATACAGAAACTGCTATTCTTTTAATGATTTATGCAACATTTCATAAACTAGACACAAAAGATTAAATATGAAATTCATTAAATTCTTTTTGATAAGTGCACCATTAGCTATAGCTTTACTTGTATCAGCAAACATTTACTTTGAATTAAAACGATTATATAATGGGTTTAGAGTTAGAGCCTAATGGATTTGAAAACAACATTAAAGTACGCATGATATTTACAGACGATAAAACGGAAATATGGTTTCAATCTATAGCGGCAGCGAGTAGGAAAACAAGTATTAATCCTAAGACAATAAGAGATGGTTTGAATCCTGTAGCCAAAAAGAGGTTTACCTACGATGGCAGACCTATAGTCTTTAGAATTAAGAAATAATTACCTTTGTAGTGAGTGTCGGATACTCATTTAGAACTTATTGCCCTTGAGATGAACCCCCAATCCGACTGGGGGGAATTTGATAGGGCTCTTTTATTTTATGAATAGAGATTTTAAGGGAGTTTGGATTCCCAAAGACATCTGGCTTGATGAAAACCTAACATGGATGGAAAAACTTTTGTTAGTAGAGATTGATAGCTTAGATGCAGAAAAAGGATGCTTTGCATCAAACGATTACTTTGCCAAGTTTTTTCAGTTGAGTAAATCAAGAATTAGTGATTTAATTGGTCAGTTAGTAAACAAGGGATATATCACTACATTTTTAGTTTATGAAGGCAAACAGGTTAAAAGAAGAGAAATTACTATGGTTATACCTATTCGGAAATTCGAAGGGGGTATTCGGAAAACCGAAGAGGGGTATTCGGAAAATGCTCAAGATAATAATACATTAGTTAATAATACAATTAGTAATAATACTAATAAGTTATATAGTCATAAAGAATCTTTTGTGAATAGAGTAGATGAGTTTAAAGATAAACTAGGTAATCAATATGAATCATTCATTAGTTACTGGACTGAAGCTAATGATAAAGGTAAAATGAGATTTCAGGATCAAAAATTCTTTGACATTAGTAGAAGAATAGCTACATGGATAAAGAACTCAAAAAACTTTCAGCCAATAAATCAAGAAACACCTAAAATAAAGCTTAAATGATACACGAACTTAGAAACACTATTGATGTAGAAACTCCACTTGGCTATGGAAAGGCTATAGCCTGGATTGACTACGGATCACAAGTCAATACAGTATGGAAGGTTGTGCTTTACGCTGATGGTAGAGTTCGTAACTTTTACGATGATGATATTTTAGTTTACCCTAATAAAATGGATGGAGGTGATATTAATACAAGCACAAATAATAAAAAAAAGTAAGTTTCCAATAGAATCACAGCATGGATACCATGTCAAGAAAATCAAAGGAATTTACTACCTAATCAAAACATCAAAAATAGAATTAAAATACTCAAGATGATAGAAGCTACTAACCTACCTAAAAATACCGAACTAGAAAAGAATATACTTGGATCATTATTAATAGATAAGAATGCTTTACCATTAGTAATAGGATTGCTTAATGAAGATGTTTTCTATGACCTTAAACACAAGAAGATATTTTCTACTATTAAATCCATGTTTGATAAGCATATTGCCATAGACATCACCACTATAGCCCAAAAACTACAAGGCGATAAAGCTATGGATGAGGTTGGTGGTGCTTACTACCTATCTAAACTTACGGACAATATAGTACATACTAACCACCTTAATACGCATATTGAGATGGTAGTGGAGCTGTACAAGAAACGACAAGCCTACCTAACCCTGATTCAAAAATCTAGTGAGTTCTTACATCCTGATACTGAATCACTTGACTCAATAAGTTCACTAATTAGTAAACTTTTAGGTTTACAAGAGTTTGGTAATATCTACGAACAGACTATAGACCAAATAGTTATGCAAGTAATCACTAAGCGTGACATGGCTAATAAAGGTGAGTTATTAGGGTTTGATACTGGATTTACAGAGCTCAACTCTACCATTGGGGGATGGTGTGCTCCTGACATGGTTGTAGTAGCTGCTAGACCAGGTGCAGGTAAGACTGCCTTCATGCTTTCTTCGGTTTATCACTTAGCTATTGTTAAAAGCGTTTCTACGGCTATTTTTAGCCTCGAAATGAGCTCCGAACAGCTAGTTGAAAGGTTAGAGTCAATAAGCTCACAAGTGCCCTTAAAACGCCTTAGAATTAATATTTTGAATGACTACGAAAAAGAGGTAGTTATGAAGGCTGATGACCAGATTATTCAGGCACCTATCTACATAGACGATACAGGTGGTTTAAATATCAGTCAGTTAAGGGCTAAAGCTACCATTTTGAAGCAGAAATATGGCATTAAGGTGATTTTTATAGACTATTTACAGCTTATGTCAGGTCAAGGTAAGTCTAACCAAAATAGAGAACAAGAGGTTAGCACAATAAGTAGGAACATTAAGGCGTTAGCTAAAGAGTTGGGAGTTCCGATTATTGCTTTGTCTCAGTTAAGTAGAAGAGTAGAGGAAAGGGCTGACAAGATACCTCAGCTTTCTGATCTTAGAGAATCAGGATCTATCGAACAAGACGCTGACATAGTAGTGATGCTTATGCGACCTGAGTATTATGAGATGCAAGAGTCAGTAGAGATTAAGGGTAAAGAATACCATCCTAATGGACTTGTCATCTGTAAGGTAGAAAAGAATAGACATGGCATTACAACAAACATTCCTTTAAGATTTATAGGAGAAACAATAACCATACAAAACCATAACGAATGAGAGAAGAGTACATCGAAATGCATGATGCCATAGTCAAAATGAAGCTCAATGCAAACATGAATGAAATTGAATTAAAAAGATTTACTGAGCAATTGTCCAGTATTTTATCTAAAAAACAAGACAATGGAAAGACCGAATCCGAGCAACTACCGAAACAAAAGAAAGTTCGAGATAGACCTAGCAAAATATGAGGATGGTACATATAACGCCTTAAGATTATTTGCTAAGAATACTAAGATAATGGTTATCACCGACATAAAAGCCTTGCAAAGAGGTTATATATGGTTGGAGTATGAGAGGGATGGTAAACCATCAGGCATAGCAGACACAAGGGTAGAGTTCTTTGCTATAAATCTTGATGTTAGGCATAGAATCTACTTTATGAGAGCAGATTTACTAAGGCAAAAAGCTCGTAGATACTTTAAGATTAGTAAGCTAAAATACAAGGATAAGGTACGATATGTGAAGATGCATATGACCGAGTTTATACGCTACGATTAAATATATTAATAAATATATTGTAATTTTGATTTATGGCATACATGACAGCAAGTGATTTAACCAAGATGATGCTAGAATATTTAAAGGGAAGAGGTAATGATGTTTGGAGGAATAACAATCTAGCAGTTAAGGGTAGATCATTCATAGGAAGGAAAGGAGTACCTGATATAATTGGTTACTCAAAGAAGTATGGTCAGTTTATAGCTTGTGAGGTTAAGGCGATTGGTGATAGAGTAAGTCCTGACCAGATGAGTTTCCTTACTAACCTATCCATTGCAGGAGGAATAGCAATGATATGTCAGCAGATTAGAGATGAATCAATAATTGTAAAAATATTTAATAACGATGGCGAAAGCAAAGACTACGAGTTCCAACAAGGTGAGCTTCGGCAAAAGGCGTGAAGGTAAAGCTCAAAAAAGAAGAGGACCTAAAGACAAAAATGTAAAAAAATATAACCGACAAGGGCGATGAAAAATACTTGTGCTAAAAGAAAATATAAATGTAAATGTGGTACTATTAATGAGTGCTATGTTTGGCAAAGCGATTTACAAAAGCATGATTTTGGATGCAAGAAATGTAATCAGTTAATAGGTTATGACCAAATAATTAAAGAGGTTAAACCACAATTAACATCAATTAGAACAGACACAAAAAACCGATAATATGGAAAAGGTAGAAATAGAAAACAAGGAACTTAAGGCTCCTAAAGTAACTAAAAAGCAAAAAGAATTTGTTTCAGAAGAAACAATTGTTACTTTTGAAGAGATATTAAAAGACTATGCTATTGATTTAAAGTATAGACCTTTTATAAAGAAATTAGTTAACGAATACAGAAAGAATGGATAATTTAGATTCAGTAGTTTCATCAGTAATTGAGAAGTATAAAGACAGAGCAAACTTAGGCTTTACTAAATACGGAACTAACTTAGACAGAAACGATTTAAACACTAAGGATTGGGTAGAGCATTTACAACAGGAACTTATGGATGCAGTCCTTTACTTAGAGAAGCTAAAACAAGAATTAAAGAAAAGTATTTAATCATAAAACAAATAACATGGCAACAACAAAAAACGAAGATTTCTTAGGCAGATGCCAAACAATGAAATCAGCTTATGGTTCTTTTAAGAAAGTATCATTCGGACCAGATGACTTAAAGAAAATGAACGAATGGGCTAAAGACAACAAAGGTTGGGTTAATATCCTAATCAAGACTAAAAAGACAACATCTCCAGATCAATCAGATTTCTATGTAACTATGGATACATGGAAGCCAGATGGAGGTAATTACAAAAAAGACTTACCATTCTAGTATGAAACTAATTTTACAAATGCTTGGCAACTTGATTGCCTTATTAGTAGTCCTCTATTTACCATTTGCTTTTATAGTAAATACATGGAATCCTACTGAATGGAATATCTATATTAGATGCTTATATGTTCTTAGCTTTGTAGCTGTTGTAACATATGGCTTCGAGCAATACAAGAAGAAATAATTTGTGTTTTGTAGTTTATAGTTTAAAGTGAAAGGGTAGTAGAAATACTACCTTTTTTTATGAATCAAACTTGAGCCGTTTATCAATCATATTCGGCTCATTATTGATTGATAAATGAGTCTTTTATGAATTAAAAAAGCCCTATAGAAATAGGGCTCGTACATGCAAAAAAATCAAAGTCAAATTTAAGAAAACTATGTGGTGTAAAATTAATAAGGCGTATTGAATCTACCAAATAATTTATACCTGATATGATATAAATGTATATTGATTTAACATTTTTATAACTTATAGGGTATAAAAAATGCTCCTTTTTTAAGGGAGCACTTTAACCATAATCCAACACAACATGAGAGCCTCTTATTGACTACGATTGGTTTTATCGTAGAACTTAGTTAATACTGATCCGTAGAGAACAGCCTGAAGTCTGCTTACAAAGCTATCCATAGACTCATCCACATGGAAAAAGTCCTCAGATTGCATATAGATAAAACATCTATCAGCATCTTCATCGTCAGGTACTACACTCTCTACTAGATGTACATTGATATACGAGTCTACTGGTTCGTAGCTTTCCTCGTACTCATAGCTGTCATCCTCCGTAAGTTGTGTTATGTGCATTAACATTTAGTACACTATTTTTAAGTACAGTTAGTCTTAATTCCCTAATAATCAATTGCAATTTTGCTTCCAAATACTGCTTTTCTTTCATTAATTCAGCAATCTTAACATCTGCTTCTCTACTCATACAAATTTACTATTTAATTATTTTAGATAAAAAAGTGCATACTCAATTGATTATCAATTAAATACGCACTCTAGTTTTTAGAACTACTGCCTTATTTCGTCTTGGGAAGTCTTATTATTTTACTTCCTAAAGGCATCGGAACAAATATAGCGATTCTTCCACCATCTAAAACAACTCCACAACCTAATGTTGGTCGTTTGGGGAAAGGTTTAGAATACTCCATTGCATAGGCGTTTATATCGATTCCACAGCCTACATTCATGCCGAATATCATGTCTTTATCTGAACTACTATATAGTACACCTCCAAAGCTATGGATATGACCTATAACTGTAGATTGTCTAGCATCCCTTGCTCTATTGATAGCACCTGCTTGTCCTGAGCTACCTGTACCATGAGTGTACAAAACACCGTCTATTTCCCATTCTAAAGACCATTTCCAGCCTTTTGGTGCATCCCAAGCATCTTCATAGGATTTAATAAATCGGTTCGGTAATCCAGTCGTTTGAGCCTTTCTTTTATGCAAAGCAGAATGGTTCCCTATGCATACTTTTACATTAGGGAACCTCTTATACCAGATGTTTAATTGCTTTTGTGCTTCCTCTGATTCTTTAGAAGCTGAGTGTCCGTTAGGATTGGACTCGTGATAGCTGATAGCGTGGTTATCTACTTCGTCTCCAATGTGGATGATTTCAGAACATTGGAACTTGTTGAATACCTCGTAACAGAATTGTAAGTACTGTGGGTGGCAAAATGGGAAATGTGTATCTCCGATGATGCCTACATTTTTTTTGCTCATTATGTTGGTTGTTGGTTAGATTACTTATATGGTGCGTAAGCTGTTCTTCCGTTTGTTTTGATTGCTCTTAATACTTGCTTTCTATTTTTACCTGCATTGTAAGAAACATGAATCCAATCAGGCTTATTGTTATCACCGAACTCCCATATCAATTGGTCGAACTCTAAATTGTCTTTAATGTAGTTAAAGATTTGAGCATTGTTCTTGCCACTCATGCCATCCATATCGATGTCAGCAGCTTTACCTTCACAATGTTGTGAACTTAATGATCCACCGATAAAGTGATTTAAGTTCTTGCTTCTATATCCTGAAGATATGTTCAAAGGACCTTCGTTAAATAGTCTAACAGGCTCAAGCACTTTTTCGCAAAGCACTTTTAGGTTAGCCTGATGTTCTGGAGTAGGATCGTTAGATACTCCATGTCTTTTCGCTGATTCACTTCTTGTAAACTCAGCTAAATCGAAATGTGCAGATAATTTCATTCTATATCATTTTAGCAAAGAAATATACGATAAGGCTTAACCACATAATAGTTGCACCAATCAATATTCTCTTTTCGTAATTAGTCATTCTTTTTAAATATTTTTTCTACTGATGTTAAGCCTAAACAGCCAAACGCTAACAAAGCTACTGATTCTACAAGAATTGGACTTGGAGCTGTATGCTCGTCACTAAAGCTATTATGATACATAGTAACACAAAGTGCTACAGTACACAATAAACCACATATTCTTTTCATACTTAATTGACCTGATTCGTCACAAAAAAATTGTTTC